AGGTTGGGGTTATGAAATTAACTTGGCCTGAAGACTACATAAATAAAATCCTATGTGGAGATTGTTTACATTTAATGAAGGGGATTCCTGATAAGGCGGTGGATTTGGTGCTGACTGATCCGCCTTATGGGATTAAAATGGATAAGGGATTTGAGGGATTTGGGGGCTTTGGGGGCTTTGGGAAGCCCATTGCTCGCAGACAATATGAAGATGTTTGGGATAATGGAAGACCTGATAAAATTTACTTTGATGAGATATTTAGGATTTCAAAGAAAGCGTTGATTTTTGGTGGTAATTTCTTTGCTGATATGCTTCCGCAAGGCAGACATTGGATTGTATGGGATAAATTAAACACCATGCCGAGTTTTGGAGATTGCGAATTGATTTGGACAAATATTGATCGAAAGAGCGTTAAGAAAATCACCCAAGAATATAATGGGCTTTTAGGCAAAGAAGATTTAAGGGTTCACCCAACACAAAAACCATTAGAGTTGATACGGAAGATTCTTCTTACATAATCACAGCCAAAAGAGATTATTTGTGATCCATTCATGGGTTCTGGTACGGTAGCGGTCTGTTGTAAAGAACTTGGTAGGGATTTTATCGCCATAGAGAAGATGTCTAAATACTGCGAAATCGCCCAACGCCGATTAGCACAGGAATATTTGTTTACATGATATGGCTGGGAAAAGGAGTGGATACCTGAGTACCAGCCAGAAAGATTAAGGAGAAATATGTCACAAAAACAAACCATCTTAAATCATCTTAAAACCCACGGACACATAGACACCATGACCGCGATCAAAGAATACTGGATTACCCGTTTAAGCCAATACATTCTCTTATTAAGGCAGGATGGACATGAGATATTTTCAGAACACGTTACGGATGGCAATAAACACTGGGTAAATTATAGGCTGGTGACTCGATGATCGTACACACACGCATTGGAAAGCTCGCCCGTTGCACGAATAGAAATAGAAAAAAGACATCCGGCATTAAATTGCCATCCAAGTATTTCGGTCAGTTCGTTGTTGTTATTTCTCGTCGCGAGTACAGGGAAATGATTTGGAAGATTAAAAGGCTCGAAGGACGGCTGGCGAAAATTCGCAAGATAACTGAATAAATAAACTTGACAAACAAACAAATGTATGCAATACTACATCAGATGACTAAAACCCATACAATAAAAGGAGAAACAAGATGAACATTGACTCATTAACTTTAGGTGAAATAAAAGAGATTCAGACTTTAATTGGCACAACGGTAGACACTCATCCGTATCAGATTGGGAAGAATTATTTAATCCGAACAGTGACAATGATTCAAACAGGAAAACTTGTTGCCGTAACAAACCAAGAGCTTGTTTTAGAAGATGCCGCTTGGATTGCAGACACAGGACGTTTCAGTGAATGTCTTACAAAAGGCACATTTAATGAAATTGAACCATTCCCCAACAAAATAATCATCGGGCGTGGTTCGGTCATTGATGCGACCGAATTTACTCACTCCCTCCCAAGGACAGTCAAATAAGGAGAATAAAATGATTCAATCTGTTTTAAGAACAGGTTTTGATTGGAGCAGGATCTGGAGCTGGAGCGGGAGCAGGAGCAGGAGCAAGAGCAGGAGCTGGAGCGGGAGCAGGAGCAGGAGCTGGAGCGGGAGCAGGAGCAAGAGCAGGAGCTGGAGCGGGAGCTGGAGCTGGAGCGGGAGCTGGAGCGGGAGCGGGAGCTGGAGCGGGAGCGGGAGCGCATAAAATTTTTTAAAAAATGGAGAAACTAAATGAAAAGATTAGTTTTAGAGCTGGATGACGAAATCCACAGCATGATTAAGATTAAGGCAGCAAAAGAAAAAAAATCAATGCGGGAAATTTTAACCGAGTTAGTTACAAAGTGGCTAAAAAGGACTTAAAATTGCTTTACAAGAGAAATTAAACAATACGGCGAAGGTGTCAAAATGAACAAATTTGAACGTACAGCAAACGGTAGAGCAATGCGATCAGTTAAAAGAATAATTGATTTAGGAAGAAGCGAACCTATTGTCCTTGAGCATGATTTAGTATGCGCCTATGACTATAAGACAGGTCAAGCCAAGTGGACAGCTATCTGGGTGGCATTAGTTTTGGTTTTATGCTTTGCTATTCCGGCACATTCCTACACAGTTGACCAGTACGCAAATGCTATTAAAAAACAAGAAGGCAGTAGATGGCCGTATGGAATTAAGGAATTTGGTCACATTAGCCCTTTTAAGGCACGAATTATCTGCAAGCGGACAATAAGGCACAAATGGCAAAACTATTCAATCTTGCCCCTAAAAGACCGCCAAGCTATTGATTTTGTTGACTACTTAGCAGACCGATATTGTCCTAAATCAGTTGATCCTATCGGAAACATTAACTGGAAGCGCAATATTCCTATACTTTTAAAGGAGGAATTATGATGGTAACAATGTCAGGAATGTTAAGTTTCAAAGAATTTCAAGCCATGCGCGAAGAAGAACGCCAAGCACTTATCAAGAAGTACACAGACCAAGGGTATTGGCGTTCATTTGCAGAGGTAAAGGCTGACATGGAAATCGAAGAAATTAGAAAATCAAATATTGAGAAATTAACCGCCTTGAGAGAAATTGGTCCGTTATATTAAGGAGATTATAAAATGCAAACCGAAATAGTAGTACCAACAAAGAAACAAAGAAATAAATCCATAGTTAATATGTCCCCCGCCCAAATGATTCAAATGGCCGTAAATGGCAAAGCTGATCTAAACAGTATTGCACAATTTCTACAAATTCAAAAAGAATGGGAAGCTAATGAAGCCCATAAAGCATATCATGTGGCAATGTCTGAATTTAAGTCCAATATACCTGTTATTCTAAAGATTAAAGGAGTGGACTATAATACATCAAAAGGTAATGTTAAATTTAGCCATGCTGACCTGGCTAATGCCGTTGGAATATTAACACCTGAACTAAGTAAGCACGGACTTTCCCATTCTTGGAAAACTACCCAAAACGGTACAATCACGATAACTTGCAAGATCACTCATGTATTAGGACACAGTGAAGAAACTAGCTTAAGCGCAAGCGCAGATGAAACAGGATCTAAAAATTCTATTCAATCTTTGGGGTCAACTATTACCTATTTAGAAAGGTATACTTTATTTGCTATTTTGGGAATTGCTGCCAAAGGACAAGATGATGATGGAAAAAAAGCTACTGTCTTAGTGGGGAAAAAAGAATTAATGGCAATAAGAGATTGTCTTCTTGCAAAAGAATTACCCGAATCCGGTCTACTTAAAGTTCTTAAAATTGAATCTCTTGAAGAATTGCCGATGCCCCGATATATGGAAGCAATGGGCATAATAGCAGCAAAGGTGAAATCATGAAAATATACGACTTCCCCCAAAGATCAGAAGAATGGTACGAAATACGTCGCGGGGTTCCTACTGCAAGTAGTTTTGATAAAATAGTAACAACAGCAGGCGCACAAAGCAAACAGAGAACAAAATTTTTGCATGAATTAGCCGCACAAAAATGCTCTGGATTGACAGATGATAAGTTTCAAAGTCAAGCCATGCTTCAAGGCGTTAATCGTGAGGACACCGCAAGAAAGTTTTATGAGCTTATCCGTGGAGTTGAGGTAAAAGAAATTGGATTTTGCATGACAGATGACGAAAAGTTTGGATGTTCACCGGATGGCATTGTTGGTGATAATGGTTTAATAGAAGTAAAATGTCCTCTTGGGTCAACGCACGTTGGTTATTTTATTAATCAAGGCGAAGTCCCATTAGAATATTTCGCACAGGTTCAAGGGCAATTATTGGTTACGGGGAGGGAATGGTGCGACTTTATAAGCTATTACCCTGGACTTAAGCCCGTTATTGTTCGGGAAGAAGCCAATGGTGTATTCCAAAAGCATCTCAAAAGAGAACTTGATTTATTTTGTGAGGAATTAGAAGAATTGGTTAAAAAGCTAAAATGATATGTCCCAACTGTCACTATAACGACCAAAAGAAAATGTCCACCACCCAACAGCGAAAGGGACGATCAATTCCTCAAAATTCATCTTATTGGAAATTACTGATTGAACCTTTAGCTGAATATCTGGCTCTGGATAAAATGGAAACACATTTTTTATGTAAACATAAATTCCTTCAGGAAATACGCAATCAAAAGCATAGAGATGGAACTATTGAAGAATTGTTTATTACCCGTAGCACAACATCTCTATCAACTACCGAACACAATGAGTTTTGTTCAAAAATAAGAATGTGGGCTAGTCAAATGGGGTTATATTTAAAAGAACCAAATGAGTCATTGACATAACAAAGGCTGCCATCACCAGACCAATGCCCAAGAGATAACCCATGATTACAGAACACATGACGACCGTATGCCAAGTATGTTTCAAGCGTAAATCAGAACACTTACATCACCTATTCTCTCAAAC